CGCGAGTTCGGGAGCGATCTCGTTCAACTTGTCCCAGAGCCGCTGCGCGCTCTTCACGTCCCCGAGTCCCTGGCCGAGGATGTCAAGGCCGGCCGTGGCGCCGCTCTTCAGGGGCCGCGAGCCCAGCATCATCGTCTGGCGCGTGGCGTATCCGATGACGTCCATCGCGTCCTGCACGGCCTCTGGGCTGCCGAGAACCTGGAGAACGGCGGAGCCGGCGCCTGGGTAGGAGCCCCAGAAGCCGAGGCCCGTGTCGTATCCGAGGATGCGAACGCCAGTCAACTTCTCGACCTGGGGCACGAGCCAATCCGTGTACTCGCGCAGAATGGCGACGGCCGTCTCCTGCGGGAGGTCGTAGAAGGAGGGGAAGATCTTCTCCCAGGGGGAGCCCTCTCCCGCGCCGAGGTCGAAGGCTACGCGGCGGACGTTCTTGCCGACGATGTCGCCGGGAAACTCAGCCGTTCCGCCCATCGCCTTGATGACGCGCGTCCATCCGACGGCCTGCACCTGGTGCGCCGTCCATCCGCCACCGTCGTATCCGATGGCGTTCAGGTGGTCGACGATGTCGTTGTAGAAGCGGATGCCGTACTCGTACGCCGCCTCGCTGACGGCGCCATTCTCCTTGAAGTCGAGCGCGAGGTCGATGCCAAACTCATTCTTTGCCCACGCCTGAACGGCTGGGTCGACGAAGCCGATGTCTCGAGCCGCCCAGACGTCGATGGCTGCGGGCTGGAGGCCGCGCGGGTCGTCCCGGAAGAGGGTGCGCGTCAACTTGCCGATGAAGGAGTCGATGAAGTCGTGGAGTTTGTCGGCTGCCGTCATCGACGGCGCCTCACCCTTCAGGACGGAGACGATCTTCGCCTCGGAGAGGCCGGCCTGGGGCACGCCCTCGCGCACGATGCCGCGTGCCTTGTCGAGGCCGCGCAGGACGTTGTTGAAGCCCGAGGACGGGCTCGCCTGCACCTGTGAGAGAAGCCAGGCGAGGGCCATGCGTGGGGCGTCCTCGCCATAGACCTCGAACTCCGCAGCGAGGTTCTCGTACCAGTAGCGAGCGGACTGGAACTCCTCCGGCGAGAGGACGTCCTCGACCTGGCGGACCCAGTCTTCCTTCGACACGCGTCCGACGATGTGCTTCGCCTGGCTCTCGCCGGGGGCGACCATGCGCGTACCGCGAGACTCGACGTACCGCTCCTGCGGGCCGATGAGGGTGCGCTTGCCGCCCTGCGGAGCGGCCTTCGCGTAGTCGCGATTGAGGGCGGCGTTCAGGCGGCGGGTGGCTGCCTCCGGAGACGGCGGAGGAACGAGGCGAGCCGCCTCCTGCTCCGCGATGGCAACGCGCGAGCGCTGCTCGAACTGCCTCCGTGCCTCCCAGGGCATGATCTCTCCGCCCCGAGAGATGTCGTGAAGGCGGGTGCGATACCACTCGTCGACGGAGCGGCCCGTCTGCCGCGCCCAAGTGGCGGCTCGGGCTTGCACGATGGCGACGATGCCGTCGGCCTCCTCATCCACCGCTCCGGCGGCGACAAGACTGGCGTGGAGGTCCGCAGCGTTCGTTATCGGCTGATGGCCGAAGTTCGCAGGCTTGGCGTCGTTTAGGACGGTACGGGCGCCGACCTCGCCGTTGCCGAGGGCGCGGCGCTCCATCATGTACTTGATGGCGATCTTGCCGGGGTCCGTCGTTCCGTACGCCTCTTCGAACGTGCGCCAGATGCCGGGGTTCACCTCGTCCATCGACGTCTTGAAGGCCTCACCGATGGAGCCGAGGATCTGGCGGACCCTCTGCGCCTCCTTCGCGTTGCGGACGTTCGGAACGCGCCGCAGGGCCTTCCCGACGAGAGTGCGCGGGCCGAAGGCGGCGTTCGTCGCCTTGCTGCCGGCGAGGTGCGTGACGTAGGAGGCCTCGTCGAGGTACTTCAGTTCCGGCAGAATGTCGAAGAGTTCGCCAACTACCTTCACTACTTCGGGGTCGTGCGCGAGGACCGGGTCGATGCCTCGCAGGGCGTTCCAGAAGGGCGACTCGATGAGTTCCTGGCTCTGGAAGATGGGGCTGAAGCGGAAGCGGAAGTTCGGGTAGATGCCTTCCGTGACCCCGGCGACGAAGTTGCCTCGCTCGGCGGCGGCGACCTTCACCTTGCCCGTGATCTTCTGCGTGAGGCCGATCTGGCGGAGGTTGCCTTCGAAGGACTTCATGACGAGCCACGTCGGGCTGACGCCGTCCTCGATGAGGCGGCTGGCTCGGACGTCCCCGAGAACCTCGCGGAAGATCTCGTCGTACGGCTGCCCGCCCAGCATGGAGAGCCCGCGCGGGCTCGTGCCGGAGTCGACGGCCTTGTTGATGACGGCTCGGTGGAAGGCCTCCGCCTCTCCCCTGCTGATGCCGTAGCCCTCCGCGTAGCGCGTCATGCGCTGGCGACTCGCCGTGAGGATCTTCGTCTGCGTGATGCCTCGGAACATCCCGTCCATGAGGCGCCCGAAGGGGTTCCTCATGGACAGGGGCGCCTTCTCCGAGGCGAAGTACATGAAGGGCTTGCTGACGATCTGCTCGCCGTCGGCCGTGCTGATGACCTTGACGAAGTCGTCCGGAGCGAAGCCGACACGGTAGCCGAGGGCCTCCCACTTCGCACGCCATGCGGAGATAGATGCCGGCAGGGGGTGACTGCCCACCGTGGGCTTCTTCAGTTCCGTCGGAAGGATGCTCTTACCGTCCTCGATGAACTTCTTCATCCTCGTGACGAGTTTCTCCGGCTCGCCTGCGAGGTTCGCGATCTGGCGGAAGTCGTCGGGGTACGCCTTCAGGGCGTCTGCGGCAGCGGCGGCTCCTCGGGCTTCGAGGTCAGCGAGGAGTTCGACGGCTCGCTCCTGCGTGAGGGTGTCCGGAGCGAGGATGGTGAGGTACTCAGGATCCTTGCCAAGGCCGGCGGCTGCGAGTTCCTCCGGCTTGATGAGGTTCCTCGCTTCGACGAGTTCATCTCCTGCCTTGCCGTACGTCGCGAGGTGAACCATGCGAGCAAAGTCGTAGTCAACCTTGCGAGGGAGGTTGGAGAGGACGTCGTCGACGCCAGCGCTCGTGATCTGCGCGATGCGCTCCGCAGACCATTGGCGGAGGTCGTCGACGCCCCGGAGATCGGGAGCGACACGGTCGAGGAGTTCCTCGACGGAGCGCTGCACCTCATCCGAGGCGAAGGCCTTGCGCTCGAGGAGGGCGTCTGCGGCGGCTTCCGGGTTCATGTCGTCGACGCGGCGGAAGCCGGCGGCGAAGTCGGCCTCGACGAGGTTCGCGGCGACGGCACGCTCCAACTGAGCCGCGCCACGCGCGAGGGCGTCTTCGAAGGAGGAGGCGTACTCCGGAGCCATGCGCGTGAGGCGGCGCGTGATGGCTTGGTAGTTCTTCGTGCCGAGGCTGTGGAAGATGCCCGCCGTGGATGGTCCGAGAAGGGCCTTCGCGAAGGCAGCCTGGCCGGCGTTCATGCCGTGCGTCCAGGAGTTGTACATGGTGCCGACGAAGGCGTCAGACGCGCCGACCGTGCCGCCGACGAGGCGGGCCTCGTTCAGGGAGAGGGCGGCGCCTCGAGCAAACTTCGCTCCGACGTTCATGCCGAAGTCGATGACGTTGAGGGGGTCGAAGACGACCTGGCCGAGGAAGTTCTGCGCGGGGTCGTTTGTGAAGCCCGCCCCCCTCGAGACGAGTTCGTCGGCAATGACGTCGACGGACTCGCCAGCAGCGAGGCGCTCCTGGAGGTCGGGAGGTAGGGCCTGCGCGTCCTTGCCCTCGACCTTTCGATGGAGGGCAAGGCCAGGAACGAAGGAGTCGAGGAGGCCCTGCGCGACGTCTCCGAGGATGGAGTCACCCTTGTTCTCGACGCGCTGGCCGGCGACGGTGCGCTCGAGGGCTCTGACGGGCAGGCCTACGAGCCCAAGCATGGTGGGGAGAATGTCGCCCGTCTTCGGCTGGATGTCGGGGTTCGTCGAAGGCAGGGGGACGGAGCCGAGGGCTTCGAAGCCCGTGCCGAGGGCGTCCACGGTCGCGCCGAGGTTCCTGCCGTCCCCGAAGCCGAGGCTACCGATGGCTCCGAGGAGGCCACCTCCGATGCCTGCGGCGAGGCCGATGGCGGAGTCGACGGTGCCTCCGAGGGCCTTATCGGGGTTCGCGAGGTCGACATTGAACTTGCCGACGCTCTTCGTCTTGGTGTTCGAGGAGTTGCCGCTGATCGTGCCTGAGTACCGGAAGTTGGACAGGCCGGCGCCAGCCGATCCGGAGGGCTCGGGCGGCTTAGGTGAGGAGGAGTAGGTGAAGCGGCTTCCCATCCTTAGAAGGCGACCACCTTGCCCGTCTTAGCCGCCGTCGTCTTAGCCGCGCTCTCATCCAAGCGCTCGTCGATGGTCGGCTCGTACGTCTTCGTCGGCGGGATGGTGAAGCCCGTATTCACGTTGACGTTCGGCGTCACGGCGGGTGGCGGGGCGCCGCTACTCAGGCTCGTTGTGAAGCCCGTGAACGAGTTGATGACCGGCACCTTGATGGTGGGCATCGAAGTCGCGGAGAGCCCGTCGGAGTCACGCATGGTGGGCGGAGGAGCGTACACGGGCTTCACAGCAGCGAGATCGGCGGCGGAGATGGCGAAGCCATTACGGAGGCTGATGGCAGGCCCACCCATGCCAGAAGGCAGGGGCGGACCCATTCCATACATGGACTTCGAGCCTTCCGACCGCTCTTCCGCGCGGAAGTTGTTGTACGCCCTCTGGATCTCTTCACGCGTCTTCTGCACTTGCTGGATGCCGGAGACGAGTTCGCCCGCCTCAGTCTCGTCGAGGCCGAGGGCTTCGCCTGCGTTCTTCACGAGGGTGATGCGCTCGCTCAGGGGGACTCCCTCATCGAACATGACGCGCGTAGCGACGACGCCGCGACCAGCCTCGCCTGGCTTCAGGAGCGTCTGGACGGCTTCGGCGCCTTCACTCACGACGACACCGTAGGAGTCGCCCAACTGCCCGAGGGGGCCGGCGAAGGGGTTCTCCTCCGTGAACTGGAGGCGTCCGGCTGCGTCGTACACGCCCCAGGACTTGCGCCCCGTCTGGCTGTTGCTGTACTCGTATCCGAGGACGCCGCCCTCCTGCTGCTGCCACGTTCCGTTGAGGATGTTGGTGCGGAGGGTCGCCTGGTCGACGCCGCTGATGTCGACGGGATTGCCGTCCTCGTCGAGGATGGTGATGCGTGAGACTTCCCTCCCCGCGAGGACGACGGGGCGGAGATCGCCATTCACGTTCGTGATCTGCGTGGCGAGGTTGCGAGGCATCCCGTCGGCTCCGAGGAGGTCTGCTGACGCCTGGAAGGGGACGACCCTCAGGGCCTCCCCGAAGGCCTCCTGGCCGTAGTACGCCTTACCCGCCTGGATGTCCTTTATGGCTGCCTGAACGGAGGAGACGTCGTCCGCGAGGTCCGTTCCATCGTTGTTCGCGTACGTCGTGCCCTTCTTCGAGTTGAAGGCGTCGGAGACGGTCGGGCCGACGTCCTTCCCGGTCGTCAGGATGAGGTACTCGTTGTTCAGGGCGCCGATGAAGTCCGAGTCGATGTTCGGATCCTGCACGGCGATCCCGAAGAGGCCCTTGATCTTGTTCGCGTACTCAGCCATAGCGTCCGCAGCGGAGTACGGATCACCGCCAGCGCGCTCCATGTCGCCCTCGAAGTCCGCTCGAGCAACCTCGTACGCATCGCGGTCGTTCCAGGCTCGAACGCCGCCGAGGAACTTGAAGGCCTTGTCGCGCTCCTTCAGGAGTGTCTTCACGCCAATGCCGTTCGAGGCCTTGAGGTTGATGACGGCCGTGCGAGCGCGGTAGTCCCCCTGGCCCATCTTGATGTAGTCGACGTACGTCAGGGGCTTGTCTCCGATCTTCACGATGCCGGAGTCGAGGAGGTCGATGAGGCGGCTTGCGTCCGCGTCGTTCAGGGTCTGGCTGCCGACGATGAGGCCGGCTCGACGTGCATACGCCTCGAGAACCTTCGTCGCGGCGCCAAAGTCCTCCGAGGGCTGGGACAACTCCGCCACCCTCGCATTCAGGGCGGACGTCGCCCTGCCTCGAGCGCCGGAGCGAGCGGCTCCGGCAGCGCTCTTCGCCCAGTCAGCAGCCTTTGAGGCGATCTCTCGCCCGAAGGCGGAGTCCGTCGGGAACTGCTTCAGGCTATTGCGGTAGAAGGCGGCGACGGAGGCGCCGCTCTTCTTCCCCTGCTTCCAGGCGAGGAGCGTCTTGGACTCGTCGATGGAGAACTTCGTCTGGATGAAGCGGTTGTTCCACTCGTCCCAGTTCGCGTCATCCTTCGAGTGCCCGTCGCGGCGACCCTTGATGTAGCCGAGGAGGACTGAGTCCGTGACTCGCTTGCCCTTGTACAGGCCTCCGTTGTTGTACGCGTCGAAGATCGCTCGGTCCTCAGCCGCGCGCTGCTGCGCGATGAGGCCGGCGACCATCGAGGCGAGGTTGGCCCCGCCCCTCGTGCGACGACCGAAGCGACCGATCCTCGCCATTACAGTTTCTGCTGGCTCAGGACGCGGCCGGAGGCCTCACCGCCCTGGAGCATGGTCTGCGCGAGCAGGCCACCCTCGGCGTTAGCCGGCATCGCTTCCGGGGCAGCGTTCCCGGCGTTCTCAGGCGCGTTCAGAGACTGCCCGCCGGCTGCGGGCGGATTGAGGACACGCTGGTTGTTAAGGTTCTGCTGCTGCGCCTGCACGGCCTGCTGCGCCTCAGGCGGAGCCTGCATCCCGAGTTGCTGGAGGACTGCCATCAACTGAGCCATCGCCTGCACGGCTGCGGGGTTGAGGGCGGCGTCCGTCTGCTCCTCGCGGATGAGGGTCTTCTCGTCGACGGGATCCTCGACGCCCGTGCGGTCCATCGCTCGCTCGCCCGCCCAGATGCGGTTCTGCACGAGGTTGATCGCCATCTGAGCGACCTCGAGTTCGTCGCGAGGCGTGAGTTCCGGCGCCTTGATCTCGATGCGGTACTCGCCGTCGATGAGTTCGCGGATGTCGCGGTTCTTGCGCTCCCAGACCTGAGCCGTCAGGCGCCAGATCTCCTTCAGGGCGGAGTAGAGCAACTTGCGCTTCGGCCCGATGCGAGCCTCGTAGTTCGCGACGAGGGCGGAGATCGCCTTGCTCGAGGAGAGAACCTGGCCGGGGGCGAGCCCGAGGAGGAGGTCGTTCAGGCCCGTGACGACGGCGATCTCGCGGTCGATGCGCTGGAGGTAGTCCTCGACGGCGAACTGCGGGATGAAGGGCTGGATGACGCGGATCTCGTTGCCTGGGCCGGGGGTCGCGACCTTGTTCGGCTTCGGGATGACGTTCGCTGACACCTCGTCCGGGGCCTCGGGGCCGATCAACTGCCACATCTGCCCGCCGACGATGCTCTGGATCATCTGCGCTGCGTTCGTGATGCGCTCGTCCTTCTCGCGCAGCAACTGCTCGACGTCGTACAACTCCGGCTTGCCGTACGGGCTGCCGGGGATCGTCGTGTTGCGGAGCCAGACGTACGGAACGGTGTCGAACTCGCGATGCCGCTCGTTCTTCACCATGTAGTTGCCGATGTAGATGGCGTTCCAGATCTCCGGCATCCGCCCCGGCTTCGTCGGCTTCTTGTACCAGTAGTCGTAGACCTCGACCTGGACGTCTTCGTAGTCGCTCTGGCGGCGGTTGACGTCTCGTGCCGTATCGCCCTGGTAGCCGAGGGAGTTGAGGGTCTGGAGGGGGTCGGCGTGATCGCCGCCTCCGTTGTAGACGATGGGGAACTTCTCCTCGCCGTCCTTGCCGACCTTGACGTCGAGGCCCCAGTCCTCCTTCACGGCCTGCGGGCTCATGCCGTAGCAGTAGAGCGCCCAGTCGATGCGCCGGTAGTCGGACGTTCCAAAGCCGAGGTACAACTGCTCGGGGTTCTCGATGACGGTCAGGCTGGGGAGGCCCTTCGCCTCGTCCCAGTAGACCTTCACGGCCGTGTCTCCGTAGAGGGCCTTGATCTGCGCCATGTTCTCGAGTTCGAGATCGAGATCGTTGTCATCCCACCAGCGGAAGAAGAGGGCTTCCCTGCGCTGATTGGCCTCGCGCTCGTCCTTCGCCGGCCCCGTCGGGACGTAGTTGATGATCGGGCGCGTGGCCTGGAGGGAGGCGGGGATGTCGACGAAGGCTGCGTGGACGTTGACGGAGACGTGCGCCTTGCCCGCGAGGCGGGTGGCGGGGTCGTCGCTCCAATGGTCCGCGCCGCCGAGGGTCATGTCTCGCGCGTGATACAAGTTGTCGAGGCGGCGGAAGACGTCTGCGCGGCGAGCGCGCTCGGCCTCGAGGCCGGACTTGCGGCTGTAGATCTCGCGCAGGAGCCGGTACTCGAGAGAGTCCTCCGGATCCTCCTTGCGACCGACGAAGTCGGCTGCCGTGATCTTCAGGGCGCGTTCGAGCGCGGCGATCTGCGACTTGCTCGCAATCGTGATGTCGGTCGTGTATTGCGCTGGGATGCCGCGAAGGTTCGCCACTAGTCAGAGGCTCCGAAGTACTCGAAGGTCGGATCGGCAACGGGGTTCGCCGGATTGCGGAGGGCGTGGCGCACGGCGATGGCGAGGGCCATGACGGCGTCCTGCTCGAGGCGCTTGTCGTCCAACTTGTATCCGAGCAACTGCCGGCGGACTTCCGTCCAGATGCCGCCGGAGGGGAGGACGACGTCCCCTCGGTCGATGGCTGCCTTGAGGTCGGAGAGGAGTTCGAGTTTCTTCGCCTTCGTGCCTGCGAAGTCGAAGTCGCGCAGGGGGCGGATGATGGAGAACTCCTGTCGGAACAACTTCCCCCCGAGGCCTGTGGAGTCGACGACGGTCGTGCAGTACGAGCCCTGCTGGAAGAGGAGGTGGCCTTCGCGCACCATGTTCACGATGGCCGGCAGAGGCTGGCGTCCGGCCCTCTTGCGAGCGCGAACGGCGACCATCGGTCGGTTCGTGTAGTCGAGCGTGATGGCCCACGTAGCGTCCGCTGCGATGCCGGGGTCGACGCCCTGCACGTAGCGGTGGCCCTTCACGGGCGTGCCTTCGATGTCGAGGTCGCCTGAGAAGGCGTCCTGCACCTTCGGAGCGTGGAAGTACGCATCCGTGGCTTCGATGAAGTAGCCGTCGATGTTCTGCGGGATGAGGTAGGGCTCCTGCTGGCGCAGGATCTCCTCGAAGGCAGTCTCGTCGATGCCGTAGCCGACGTTGTCCCTCGTGGAGAGGCGGAAGGAGCGCACGCGCTCGTCACGCTTGGGGTTCTCTGGGTTGCCCTGCTCCCAGATCTCGTAGTACTCCCCCAAGCCCTCCGTCGGCGTTCCGATGAAGTGCAGGGGGCCTCCCGTGGAAAGGCGGCGAAGGTTCAGTACCTCCTGGTAGATCGTCGTGAGGTACAACTCGAAGGCTGCCTCGTCGAAGGAGATCCCGTTCATGTCCTTGCCGAGGAGGGCCTTCGCCTTCTCCTGCGTCGTGCGGAAGTGGATCTCGCCCCCTCCGTACATCTGGTGGACGCGGATCCAGGGGTACTCGCCTCGGTACTTCTTCGTCGCATCGACGATGGGGCCGAGTTCCGCCGTCAGGGGGCATCCTCGGCCGCGCTGCGCGGGGTGGGAGCCCTCGAGGATGAGGCCCAACTCGCGGAAGACGAGTTCCGACGTCTCCTGGTAGACGCCGAGGTGATACCAGACGAAGGGCTGGCGCAGCCAGCGGAGGGAGTCCTCTCGGTCGCCGGCCTTCGGAGGCCGGAGGCCCAACTTGTAGAAGACGTGGTGGAGGACGACGATAGAGAGGACGAGGGTCTTGCCCGCTCTGTTGCCGGCGGAGACGACCGTCGTGAGGTACTTCGGGCGCCAGCCCGTCTCGTCTCGCTCCGCGCAGGCCTCAGCCCAGGCCACCTGGCCGGGATGGAGGTCGATGCCCAGCCATCGAGAGGCGAAGTAGGGGATGTCGAGGCGCCCTCGCTGGAGGTCGCGCATCGTATCCGACTGCGGAAGGGCGATTGGGGCGGCTTTCGAGCCCGTATGGGGCCGATGTCGTCCGTCTTCGTCTCGAAGTTGGACTTTCTGATGGTTTAGGCCAGGCAGAACTAACTCCCTCGCTCAGGGACGTGTACACGCGGCGTTTCAGGCGTCTTTACGCCTCTCCAACGACCTCGTACTCGCCTTCGACGGCTCCATCGGTCAGCAGAGGGGCTCCGTACGCCTGCCCGCCGCCGAGAACCTGGGCGAGAATGAGGGTGAGGTCGCGATCCGCGCTCTTCTCCACCCTCCTGTCGAGGATCTCCTGCGCTCGCAGGCCCTCCTGGAGGGTCGGACGGAGTTCTCCCGCCTCTACGGCTGCCATCGCGACGTCTCTGACGAGTTTCGCGAGGTCGCCATCACCCTTGATGGTCTTCTTGTTGCGCTCGAGTTCCTTCTTCGCCGCCTTCACCTGGGCCTGGAACTCGTCCGTGAGGTGTTCTCGGCGGTGCTTCCCGATGGCGAGACGGCTGAGGTAGTGCCCCTGCTCCTCGAGCCACTTGCTGACGCGCACATCCGGCTCGCCGGCCTTCAGGCGCTTGTTGATCGCGTCCGAAAGGGGGCTGCGGCAGGCGTGGCAGAGGGTCAGGACGGGCCTCACTTACCCAGCCCCAAGTTCCACAACGTGTTGTCGCCCTCCAGGAAGCGGATCCACTCGAAGACGCCCACAGCAGCGGAGGTGGAGTTGTTGTGCCCGTCCTTGGTCGTCAGGCTGACGTAGTTCACGCCGCCATTGATCGTCAGCCCGACGAAGTTCTCCAACAAGGCCCAACTGATGCCGTCGCTGCTCCACCACGCCTTGATCCGGTTGCTCGTCGCCTCCCCCGAGATGGCGACATAGATTGAGGGCGAGAGGGTGGTGATGGACGTCACGGACCCGTTGAGGCTGCCGCCGTTGTACTTGTAGGAGCGGAGCGTGAAGTACGCCGTCCCCGTCTGACATCCGAGATCCAGGACCACTCCGCTGCTTGGATCTGCGCTGCTGGAAGACGGGACGCCGTTCTCGATGACGAGGCGGACCTGGTCGTCCGTTCCGCTGGGGTTCATCACCCCAAGCCTCGCGGCGACGGCCCATCTGGTGCCCGTCGTCGGGGAGAACGCGATGTAGGCCTTCATAAGGCCCCCCAGGGCGGGCATCATCACCAGGGCGCCCGGTAGGTCGGAGTTGAAGTTGTAGGTCGGGTTGGCGGGCTGGGTGTCCATGAAGTACCCCAGGGCGCCCGAAGTGGGAGTGCCGGAACTCGCCCGCCACGTCCAGGAACTGCTGAATGTCGAGTCCAACTCAGCGTTCTTGGCGTTGGGAGAGGCCGGCGGACGGTCGAAGGGCCTGTGATAGATGGTCGCCGTGGAGCCAGAGACAGCCAGCGACCCATTCGGGAAGACGAGGTTCGTGATGCCGGTCGAGGAGGGGGAGTCGTCGATCTCTGCGACGGAGACGGATCCGCCCACCGTGTCGGGAAGTTCCTGAACGGTGAAGTTCATCTCGCCGTCCGTCCCGGATCCGACGCCCGACAGGGTGGTGCTTGCAGCGTCCGTGCCCACTCG